TCATAACCATGCGTGGGACACATTGAGTCTTTCCATCGCATTCACAGCGAGTTTCCAGCGCTGCACGCGGCGCGTATAGACCTCGCTTGTCTTGGCCTCTGAATGACCGAGAATCGCCATCATTTCATATTGGGAGCATCCGAGTTCAGCCAGCAATTCGGCTAGGCCTTTACGCACACCATGCGCAGACAGGTGCGGCAATCCCGCCGTGACGCACCAGCGTTTGAACATTGCTGACATGCTGTCACCGCTGGCGAACGGCCTACCTCCTCGACCGAGAACATACGTTGCGCCCTGAACCTTTGATTCTCGCGTTGCGGTCTTGAGTGGCGGCAGCAAGGGGATAACGACCTCGCTCGACCCTTTCTTTTTCGGTGTCCAACGAAGGGCCTCGACGCCCTCAATCGTGCATTCGTGGCTGCGTCCAAGCATCGTCAGGTCTTCGATCCTACAGCCGGTCCAAAGTAGAACTGACATCGCGATGTGTGCCTTGCTGCCAGCCGGGTGGGTCGCGAAAAAGGCTTTGACATCTGCCGCTTTCCAAGGCGTTGCACCGTTTCCTTTTTTGTAGGTTCTATCGATCCCGCGTGCCGGGTTCTGGCTTATGTATTTACGCTTGATAGCCCAATCATACATGACTGCGACTGCCTCAATGAAAGCGTGAGCCTGCGCTGGTGTCGCGCTCATATCATCCTGCATGGCGATCAGCTTTTCCTGCGGTATAAGCATGACCTTGTCAGGATCGACTGTAAGCCTTTTCAATAGGTTGCGCTTCTTTTTTAGTGTCTTGATGCTGGTTGTTCCCGCTTCGACACGTTTTTCCAAAAACTCAAAATAAAGATGCACAAGCCAGCCGATGGAGCGTGCTTTCGCATAGTCGGACGCCTTTTGTATTGGCTGCGGTTTGTCTCCGGCTCGGGCAATCAGGTATTGCCGTTGGAAGTCGTCGTCATCCGGGCCGCAATGGATCCTGATCTTGACGTTTCTTCGACCTTCTGGACGCACGCGCCAGCGGAAATTGCCAGACGGAAGCTCTTCGCGCACAAGCCCGGGATAGTTCACTTTCATTTTAGCCCTCACCATTCTTTCAGGCCCTCATCATTTGGCGCGGGGCTTTTCGGCTCAATGCCAGCAAAGTGGATTTCATACTGTCCACCGGTTATGCACAGCCTTTCCACAGACAGGCCTTCCTCCCGGGCAGCGCGCAACGCTTTGCGCAATGCCGCCTCGCTTGAGCGTAAACGCGTCTGTTTTTCTGGCAGGGGCGGGCTGTTGTGTGCGATCATCCTCTTCGCCTCCAGTGTTCAAAATCTTTGACCATCGCGCGCCAGCGGGCGGCGGCTTGGCGGTCTTGGTTCAAGTCTGCGCGGCTGGCGATCATCAGTGCCTTGCGCACAGCGTCCGTCACGCGTTCGTCTGTCAGCGGCCTTGCGATGCCATGGCGGGCTTCCATGAAAGCTTTGAATGCCGGTTCTGAACACTTCATCGCGCATTCAGCCGCGTAATCCTTCGCCGGCCTGCCGCCTTTTTCTTCAAGCTTGAGGCGCAATGCATTCAGGTCAGCGTTCTGGCGCTCCGTCAGCTGCTTGAGTGCATCCACCATGCGGATGAGCTGCGCGGGGATGTCTGCGTGCTTCAAGAGCAATTCCCGGTTCGCTGTCGGGCATGTGTGCGGCACGGATGCCATGACTTCGGGTTCAGCCGGGTCCATGCCGTCTGTTTCGCGGTGAAGGCCTGCTGTATCCGACGAAATTTCTTTGACCGGCGCGGCACTGACGACAAGCGAGCGTATCCGCTCCAGCCGTTCTTTGGCGGGCAGGTGTGATTGCGTCATTGCTTGCGCGCCTGATGCTTTGAAATGGAGGCGCGCGTTCGTTTTATCGATCTGAGCGTGGCAACGCCCGCGATCAGGGAATAAGCTGTGACAGCAAGACATGCTCCACAAAAGAAACCTGTTAGGTGATCCAATGTCATCTGGTGCCTCAATCCAATCAATAATGAAAGATATGCTTTCATCTAATTGCATAAAAAATGAAAGCAATGCTGTCAATTGCTTTCAGCTTGAATTGGACCCTCTCTCTCTTTCGCGATGAAACGGTTATTGAGGTGATCTTGGGTTGAGGCCGTGTGTTAGCGCCTTGAAATCACGCCGCAAATTCGTCCTAGGATCTTCAAACGGTCGAGTTCAACCGTGAAGTCCTGAAGGTTTTCGTTATCCGAAATAATAATCACTTCAGCAGGTGCGCTGAATGGAACGCGCTGGAGACGCTTGATTTGTGGTTCCGTCTCCCCATCCGAAATGGCGTAGACGGTGTCTGAGGTCATAGTGTCTTGCGAAAGGTCCACTAGAACTCGGTCTCCGGGTAGATAGGTGGGGGACATGGAATCGCCTACGACCTCCATGACAATTGTTCTGGAAGGGGAGGCTTTGGCCTCATTTCGCAAGTATTCTATCGGCAATATCCACTCGGCTTTTACAGCATGCCCCGAAATAGCATTGTTTCCGACCGGCAAGTTGATGACTTCGCCCAGTTGTCCTTGGCCCGCGCCCAGCTTTCCGTCGATCTCCGGTATGGCTCCCTCTTGCGAGCCCTGCCAGTGTTCTCGTGAGTAGCCGACTTCAGGTTGCTCTTCTTCAAGGCTGTCGGGATCGAAAGAAGAAATGATAGGTGCGTCGGGGTTGCCTCTGTTATAGGCGAGCCAGTTAAGGTCAACTTTTGCGAGCTTGCAAATCCGGCTTAGGTTTTCAATTCCAACCTCTTTGCCGGTTTCCCAATTGCCGACCGCGCCACGCGTGACTGCTGGGCCGTGCTGACTGAGCAGTTTCGCGAACTGCTCTTGTGAGCCGATCTTGAGTATCTCTGATCGCACATAGCGTATGCGTTCGCCGCGTGCCTTATCGATTTTTCTCTTGGTCATCATGCTTGGATTATGGCCGATGAAAGCTAGGCTTTCATCGAAAGATATGCTTGCAGAGTCAAGAAAGATATGCTTACAAACGGGTATGGAATATTTTTGTACCCTTGCAAAACAAACAGCTGGCGGTCCCGTCGCGCTTGCGAAGGCGATTGGAAACGTTTCGCCTCAGGCTGTCTCTCAGTGGAAACGCGTCCCAGCTGGCCGTGTGCTTCAAGTCGAACGCATTGTCAGTATCTCCAGGCACGATCTGAGGCCGGACATTTATGGTCATCACTCCAGTGAATTGGAGGCGGAATGATCATCCGAATGAAAAGTTCACCCGGCAAGAGCGCGCATATTTCCTTTCTCCTGCGGCATTCGTGCCACGGCGATGGCTACAATGCAGATATAGCGTCGCATTCAGCCGGTCGCAGTGAATGCGTTCTCCAAAATCATTCCTATAGTGAGGTGCTTTGATGCAGCGTTTGCTTGCTCAAAAGGCCGTTGATGGCCTGCGTGAAGCATCCCGTCGTGCCGTCGTCCAAGGCGGTGGGCCGGAACGTTTTCAATATGTCACGCGGCTCAATCAGAGCCAGCTTTCGAAATGCTGGATCTGTGATCCCAGCCGGAAAAATCAGCTCGTTATGGCAGTCGATGTTGCTGTTGAGGCGGACATGGAAGCAGGCGCGCCGGTCATTCTTGGCGAAATGGCGCGGCTGGAAGGCTACCGGCTTGAGCGGGATGACTTTGAAGAGGCGGGCAAGGGTGGCCTTGGTATTGCCGATATCGGTACGTTTCAGGCGGCTTTTCATGCCCTGTCGCAATCGATGATGGATGCGGCAGCCGATGGACATGTTGATGCGCGTGAAGCTGCCGACATCCTCGAACATTTCGCGAAATTTTTGCGGGTCGCGCATGCCGTCGAGTGCAAGGCCCATGACTGCGACGATGGGGGCGAGGTGTGATGAAGCCGAACGACACCAAACCTCAGACCGCTTCCAGCCGCTGCCGGATCATTTCCAGCTGCGGCTTTACCTTTTGCCTGACCTGTCACGGCAATGACTATGACGACCGCCCGTTTGCCTGCTGTTCACATCCACAAAATTCAAAGGAGCGCGCGCATGAACACGCATGACGATTCCTATGATCCGCTGGCCGTTGCCGGGCAGGATCGCACTGAAGAAAACCGCAAGGTCCGGAAAGATGTGAAAGCGGGTGGGCCGAATGTTGCGCGTGATCAGCTTCGCGCCTTCATCGAGCGGGTTGAGCGGCTGGAAGAGGAAAAATCGACAATCGCTGACGATATCAAGTCGGTCTACAGCGAGGCAAAGGCCAGCGGTTTTGACACCAAGGCCATGCGCAAGATTGTCCGGCTTCGCGGTCAGGATGAGCAAAAGCTGGCTGAAGAAGAGGCGATCCTTGATAGCTACAAGGCCGCTCTTGGCATGTTGCCACTGTTTGAAAACGACGGTGATGCGGCATGAGGGCGGCACGTATCATCAAGGTTATCTGCCCGGAATGTGTCGGTCAGGGTTACCTTTCAGAGCGAAAATTGCGGTGCGCGATGTGTTGCGGGAATGGCCGTGTGAGCGTCTGCGATGCACGCCAGCACGCGATTTCATGCCGGAAAGCTGCGGACCGGCTCGGGCCGGGAACGCTTTATCGCGCCCGCCGTCAGAGGCTCTATCAGGTTGCCGAATGGGTCTTTGAAACCATCGGAGAATTGCCGCCGTGGCGACGCCACCGGGAGGTGACCTGGTGACAGAGCTGCGCGTCCTTATCGGTTGCGAGACATCGGGTGTGGTGCGCCGCGCTTTTGCTGCGCTGGGGCATGACGTGTGGTCGTGCGATATTCTGCCTGCCGAAGATGGCAGCAACCGGCATATCATCTGCGATATCCGCGAAATCCTGCATGATGGCTGGGATTTATTGGCCGTGATGCATCCGCCGTGCACGCGGCTGTGCAACAGCGGTGTGCGCTGGCTTTCCGGTCCGCCTAAGAATGCGCCGAATGAGGCGACGCTGGCGGAAAAGCAGGCTTGGCCGGTTCTTTCTGTTGATGACCGGAGAGCCATCATGTGGCGGCTGCTGGATGAAGGCGCGGCGTTGTTTTCCGCCTGCTGGAACGCACCGGTTGACCGGGTAGCGATTGAAAACCCGGTGATGCACCGTCACGCCAAAGAACGGATCGTCAACTATCAGAAACCGGCGCAGACCGTGCAGCCGTGGTGGTTTGGCAATCGTGCGTTCAAGGCGACCTCGTTTTACCTGCGCGGGCTGCCACCTCTCATGGAAACCGATCGGCTGGAGCCGCCCAAACGCGGCACAGACGAACACAAGAAATGGTCGATTGTGCATCGGGCTTCACCGGGGCCTGACCGCTGGCGACTCAGATCACGAACATATCCGGGCATTGCCTATGCAATGGCCGATCAATGGGGCGGGGCGGCCTTATCAGCTGCCACTGCCTTGAATGGTGTACTGGAGGTGGCGTCATGAGCGAGATGCCTTATGTGCGGTTCTATATGTCTGACTGGCTTTCTGCCACACGTGGCATGAAGGCGGCGGAAATGGGCGTGTACTTCACGCTGCTGGCGCTGATGTATGAGCGCGGCGAGCCTTTGACTGAAAACCATGAGCGGCTGGCGCGGCAATGCGGGTGCACCAAAAAGGTGTTTTCGCAATACCTCGATGTGTTTGTCGATGACGGCAAAATCATCCGGGTTGAGGGCGGCCTCTGGAACCGGCGCGTGGAAAAAGAATTTCAATTTCGCGAAAAAAGTTCGGAGGACAAAAAACAGGCTGCGAAAAAACGCTGGAAAAAAGACAATAAAAACAATGCCTCGGATATGCAGCCGCATAGCACCTGCAATGCAGATGCAATGCTAAAGCCAGAAGCCAGAGTTAAGAAAGAAAGTGTTCCTAAAGGAACACAAAAGAAATCCGCAAAATCTGTTCTCTGCGAAGTGCTTTCACCCGACATCGCCGATGCCGTGATCGAACACCGTAAAGCGCTGCGCAAGCGGCTTTCGGTTCATGCGGCTGAACTGCTTTCCCACAAATTCGCCCTGATGCCTGAGCCTGACCGGGCGGCTGAAACGATGATCGGTCGCGGCTGGCAGGGTTTCGAGCCGGGCTGGGTGGCCGAACGCCCGAAGCAGGCGGCCAGAGCCTCGCCGGGCAAGCCTTCTCGCAGCGAGGAAATCAGAGATCACAATCAGCGCGTTCGAACGGGTTTGCGCAAACGGATGGGGCAAAGCGATGACAACGAAAGTGGCAACATTATCGACATCAGCCGGGGAGATTGGTCAGTTGCGCGAAGCGGTTAAACCGGCCAACGATCATCAGGCCGATATCATGCTGGACAAGCTGATGGACCGGGGTTTCGTGGTGCCGGACAGCGTGAACCCGGATGAAGCGGGCGAGTACTATGCGGAAGTGCTGCGGGGCAAGCCTATCGGTGCGATGCGCCGGGTGTTCGACAATCTTCGGTTTGGTCGTTATCCGCGCTATCAGTCCTTTCTGCCGAAACCGGCTGAGCTTTCAGCGCTGATCGATGATGCCGCAAAGCACGACCGGGAAATGCTGCGGCTGGAGCGGGAAAAGGCGGAGCGCGAGCAGGAACGTCTGGAGGCGCAGAAGCGACGGAAACTTACCCCGGAGGAGCAAGAGCGGCGGCGCGAAAAGGTTCGGAAAGCCGTGGCAGAGCTGGCGAAATCAGCGGCTGAGCAGTCGCGTGGTGGAGGCGATGATGACGAAAGCTGAAGACCGCAAAGCCGTTCGCAAGGCCTTTCTGAAATTCTATCGCCAGTGGCCCACCTATGGCGAAGACAGCGACGAACGCGCCTTTGCCGAATGGCAGGCTTTGACGGCTGAAGAGCGTGATGCTGCAACTTCGATGCTTTCAGGCTTTCTGACGTTTGAGGCGATGCATGGTCGGCAGGTAAAATTTGCCGCCAGCACCTACCTGAAGGATCGCCGCTGGCAGGGTGTGCCGGAAGGGCTTTCCAGCGCATCTGGTCCGGTGAATGCTGCGACCTATGGCAAGGCATGGATGGCTGAACGGTTTGCGCGACTTGGTGCACCGTGTGCCCGGCTGCCGTCGCTGACACGGTTTCAGGAATGGGAAATCCGGCAGGGGCATGTTGACCGGAATGCCCTGTGGCTTGAGCGCCAGCGCAAGATGGGCTGGCCGCACGTCAACGCGATGCATGAACAGGCCGTGGTTCAGCCCGCTAAGGGCGCACGTGTTTCGCCGGAGATTGCGCTTTTAGGTTCTGCTTTTGAGGCGGTGCGTGTGGGCAGCGATGAATGGGACGCTTGGATGCGCGAACACGCTGAATGCGGCTGGCCGTGGCTGCCTGACACCGGTCGGCATGAATGGGTTTATTTCCCGCGCCTTGATGGGGGAAAGCCTTCTGATGCGCTGTCGGCATTCTTCGAAAAGCTGGAACAGATGCAGGGCAGGGAGGCAGCTGAATGATAGCTTATGGTGAGATTGCAGCAAACGCCTTTGAGGCCGTTCCGGAGAAGTTCGAAGACCGGATGCGGCGCATTCGCAGGCAGTATCGTTTCCGCCTCAAACAGCCGGTTGGTGATGATGCGCCGTGGTTCGTGCTTTGTGTCAGAACCGGCTGCGAAAAACGCGTTGAAGAGGCATTGGGTGAGGCAGGTGTCGAGGTGTTTGTGCCGATGCGCAAGGGCAAGGCACGCAAGCGGCGCGGGCGCTGGCTGCCACCGAAGGATGAGGTTTTGATGATTGGCTATGTTCTGATCCGGTGCGTTTGTTCGAATGAGACGATGAACGCGCTGATGAGCTTTGAGCATGTGGCTGGCATACTGGGTGGCTGGGAAAAGCCATTCGCTGTCGGCCCTGAGAAGGTGATGAATATCAATTGCCTGGCGCGATCCGGTGAATTCAATTATGAGCGCGCTGTTGCGATCTCGCTGAAGGCTGGTGAGGTTATCCGGATAGCGGGCGGAATTTTTTCGGGCCTGTGTGGTGAGGTTGTTACGCCCAATGGCACGGGCAAAGGCGACGTGGTGGTCGAGGTGGAAATGTTCGGTCAGAAAACACCTGCAATTTTACCTCTTGCAATGATCGAAAAAATGTGAATGCTTTGGGACAGGATGCTTCGGTTCTTAGTGGAGCTTGCTCTCACGCCCGAAACCCTGCCCTTACGATAGCCGATCGGCAATGCGATTAAGGGCCAGTGCGTGAGCTATATCTTTTTCCTTTTTTTGTGTAATATGATGTTCACAACCAATGGATGGGTGCGCCGTTCGACCTGGTTGTGCGATACGCGGATCGCTGAGGCGGTCCGCGTTCTGTCTTTTGCGGTAAAGGAAGACACCGAAAACTCAGAGAGTGCGCAAAGAGATAACGGTTGTCTCGCCACCTGTCGGAGCTACTGGCTGCGAACAGCATTTCTTGCCATTGCGGCAATCAGGTCGGTTCGGGTGACGATCCCGATAATTCTGTCACCTTCAAGAATGGGAACGGCATCAACTTCACCCTCGGCCATCATCGGAAGCAGGGCGGCAACCGGGGTATCTTTTGCTGCCCTTGGGCCGGTGGTGGACATGATCCGACGGGCGTTCACTGTTTTTTCGCGGTCTCTGGCGAGTAACCGCCGGAATGCCAGTGTGAAGTCACTATTTTCCTGAAAGCCGGGTTCTCGGGCCTGATTGATCAGATGGATCTGGAATATTACACCAAGAAATTCATCATTCGTGCCAATGACGGGCAGTGAGGTAAAGCTGTGGTATCTGAACAGGTCCGCAACTTCTTTTAACCCGGTGTCCGGCCCGACTGTGATCAGATCTCTGGACATTATGTCCTCTGCTTTCAGAGGTGTTGTCGTGTGGGTCGCGGCTTGTAGTTCCGCAGCTCCTATCAATCTGGCCAGATCTTCGACGCCAAGGTTGAATGACTGGCGATATCTTTCAAGGATCTCTGTCAGCTCACCCTCAGACAATCCCAGCCGTTCCGATGGATTGCGATCTTCTGTATGGTGTTTGCTTGGATCATCGAACTGGCGGAACGGGTAACGTCGCCCGGTGAGACGGGCATATGCAGCTGCGACAAGGACAAGTGCTACGGTACCAATCGCGACAGGCGCCAGCGCGAACCAGAAACCCAGTTGATCAATCGCCTCCGGGCTCATGACGGCCGTCATTGCGACAGCACCTGCTGGCGGATGGACTGCACGGCAGAGAACTGTTGCGATGATGGAAAGACCGACAGCCAGCGCCACACTCAACGTCAGATCTGAAACAGCCATTCCGACGGCCACGCCGATCAGGGCTGCTATTGTGTTGCCGACGATGGCAGACCAGGGCTGTGCCAGTGGGCTATTGGGGACAGCGAACAGCAAAACCGACGTCGCGCCGAAAGGGGCAACCAGATAAAGCCCGAGTTGCAAATCTATAGCCGGTGATAACAGGAACAAACCCACCAGACCAAGGCCGACGAATGCACCGATCCCTGCGCGGAAAGCTTCTTTTGAAGATGCATGTGAAACGGCTGGACCAAAAGAGCGGTGAAAGTGCAAGCCGGGCTACTCCTGTTTGATACGGGTCTGGCATGTCAAAGGATTGATAATTCTCAATTGCCGGACTCAGAGAAAGGCAGGCTTCTAGATTATCCGTCAGGTTTTCACCAATAGGCAAGCTATCGGCATTTCGCCATTTTGATGTATATTAGAATTCACAACTAATGGATGGGGGCGCCGTTGAATTTGTTGTGCTGAGAAGCGGATCGCGTATGCGGTCCGCTTTTTTCGTATGAGGGCAGAGAGGTTTTTCTGCCCATGATTTCCACACAGATAGAGATTGATCTGACGCGCTTTGAGGCAAAGCTGACATCTGCCCAGCGCCGTGAGCTGCCGAAGGCGGAAATGCTGGCGCTGAACTGGCTGGCCTATGACGGGATGAAGGCTGTCCGGTCAAAGATGAAGGTGGTGTTTGACCGGCCAACGCCTTACGCGATGCGCGGGATCATCTATGACAAGGCCAGTCTTGCTGACCGGACGGCGTCTGTTGTTGCCACCGGGGACCGGACTAAGGGCGGGCTTCCGGCCACAGCCTTTCTTGGCCCGGAAATCCATGGCGGGATGCGTCGGCACAAAGCCTTCGAGGAGCAGCTCATCGGGCGCGGACTGATGGCACGCAATGAGGTGGCTGTGCCAGCGCGGATGGCGCCGCTTGATCGCTACGGCAACATGTCGAAGGGGTTTCTAAACCGTGTGATGCGGGATTTGCGGATTGATTATCGCGGAGCAGGTGCAACGCGGGTGCCTAAGAACAGTTCGCGGCGCAAACGCAAGGCCAAACCCAACCAGTATTTTGTGCCGCAGGGCAGGCCGGATCTGATCAAGGGTATCTGGTTTTCCGGACGCGGTGAGGGCGGCAGAGAATTCTATCCGGTCATCTTGTTTGTGAAGGCGACGTCCTATCGTGAGCGGCTGAAGCTGCAGAAGATTGTGACTGAGCTTGTGCGCAGCAAGAAAGACCGAACGTTTAAGCGGGCATTCCGGAAGGTGTTTGACTGAGTGATATCAGGCAGGCTGATCGATGTCGGTTGGGCTTGATGCGCGGCGGGCGCGGATAAGCTCGCCCATGAAGCGCCACTTCACTTCAACAGCCCCGGCTTCAACGGCAAGCTTTCGGCGCGAAACCGGAATATCGTAATGTTCTTTGGCGGTACCGGCATACTGCACCCAGCGACGCTGAAGGCCGATCTGGTCAGCCATGGCATGCAGCTCCTCGCTGGTGTCGGCTAGCATATGGCACATGACCATGCCTTTGAACGGCCAGCGGGTATCATCGACGTAAACAGCCATCGGTCTTGCTTTGCTTTTTTGTCTTGGCGGTGAGCGTGCCGTCTTATTCGAAACGCTGGTTTTGTCAACGAAACCGGCCCTCTGCAGACTTCACAGTTTTGCGACGGGTCCTTACCCGGGCCCTTGGCCCTGCGGGTATTTGGCACCGCGCGGTATCGTCAGTCTGAGCCGGATTTTGAAGCCTTAAATTCGAGCCTTAAAATTAAAATTAAGAGACAGTTTCACTGCGATGGAAAACGCACCGGAAAGCATGAGCAAAGGTGACTTTGCCAACCTGATTTCGGTGTCGGGCGCGTGTGTTTCGCAATACCTGAAATCAGGCAAGATCTACGGCGATGCGATTGTCGGTCAGGGCCATCGTGCGCGTATCCGCCCCGACATTGCGATCAGGCAGCTTGAGCTTTCCATTGACCCTTCACAAGGTTTGGGGGCCAACGGAAAAGCCTTCTTGAACGGTGGATCGGGTCGGCAAAAAACACAAAAAGAGAAAGACGCTTCTGAGGCTCCGGCGTCAGAGCTTCCGCTGCATCAGCCGTCTGCTCAAGACGCAATGGCCGAACAGCTGGCGCGTGAGCGGCTTCGCCAGCAACAGATCAAAACCGGCCAGATGGAACGCCAGGAGCTGGAAGAGGCGGGGATTTATACGCGCAGCGAAGACGCCCGGCGCGATATGGGACGCGGGATCTCGGAGGCGTTCAAGGTGATGGAGCAGGGGATCCCTGATCTTGCGACAGCACTTGCTGAAGAGTTCGGTTTGCCGCAGCGGGATCTGCAAAAGGCACTGGCGCGCCGCTGGCGCGGGATCCGCTCAAAGGCGGCTGCCGGTTTCAGGGATATCCGGGATGAAACACCGGAGATGGTTGAAGACGAAGAGGCGTATGAAACAACATGACGATGCTCTTCAATCCCGAACGGCTGATGTATGAGGTACTGGCCGATGCCTGCGAGCCGCCGCCACCGGTCGATTATCTGGTGTGGGCGAAAGATAATATCGTTTTTTCCGAACGTATTTCCGCGTTTCCGGGGCCATACCGTGAAGACATGTTCCCGTTCTTCTCGGAGATACTGCGGGCGTTGTCGCCGGATGATCCATGCTCGATCATCTCGCTTGCCAAATCGGCACAGGTGGGTGGAACCGTTCTGGCGAACATCTTTCTGCTTGGAACGCTGGATCTCGACCCGTGCGATTTTCTCTATGTCCATCCGACAGAGGAGAATGCCTCGCGCTGGTCGAAGACAAAGCTGATGCCGTTGTTGCGGGAAACCACGTCTGTCCGTGCACTCTTTCCCGAAGCCGGGCGCGATGGCGGCAACTCGATCCTTTACAAAGAACGCGTTGATGGTCGTGGCGCCATTCAGGCAGCCGGAGCCAATTCTCCGGCCGGGCTTTCGATGATCTCGCCACGGGCACAGGTGCAGGACGACCTGGCCAAATGGAACAAGAATGATGCCGGTGATCCGGAGGCACAGGCAGACAGCCGGTCGAAGGCATTCTTCAACCGCAAGGTTTTTAAGATATCGACCCCGCTGATTGCGCCGGGCTGCCGGATTACGGCCAACTATCTGGCCGGGACGCAGGAGCGCTATCATGTGCCGTGTCCGCATTGCGGTGAGCTGCAGGTGCTGGAATGGGAAAACATGCGCGATCATATTGATCCGCAACACCCGGAGAAGGCGCACTTCTGCTGTGTTCATTGCGGTTGCGAAATCCATGAACATCACCGTGCATGGATGGTCGATCCGGCCAATGGTGCAAAATGGATTGCCAGATATCCGGAGCGCGCGCGCTATCATCGCTCGTTTCATATCTGGGTGCCGTATTCACCGCTTGAAAGCTGGGAGTCGATTGCGCGGGCATGGCTGACCGTTCAGGCCGGTGGTGCTGACGACAAGGAAAAGGGCGCCGGTGCTGAACAGGTGTTCTTTAACGATACGCTGGGTCTGGCCTTTGAAGCGGACAATAAAGCGATTGACTGGGAAGACCTGCGCGACCGGGCTGAAGAAACCGGCTTTAAACGCGGTGTTGTGCCGGGGGACATGCTGGCTCTGACGATTGGCATTGATGTCCAGGGCGACCGCGTTGAATGGCTTTTGCGCGGCTGGGGCCGCAACAAGATGAGCGCGGTGATTGATTACGGTGTGATCGACAGCCGGGCGGGCAGTCATCTTCCCGGCTATCGTGAGCATTCAGGCCATATCAGCGAGGTGGCGGTGATGGCCGCGCTTGACCGGCTGATCGAAAAACAATGGCCGGATGAGAACGGCAAACTGCGAAGCGTTGACCGGATCGGGATCGACGGCAACGCTTATACAGAGGATGTCTGGTTCTGGGCGCGGCGCCATCCGCGTTCAAAAGTGATCATGGTTCGCGGCGATAACCGTGATGCAGCGCCGATGCTCAGCCATGTGAGCGAGTATGATAAGCGCGGCAGACGGAAAAAGCAGAAGTGGTCGAGCCGGTTTTATAACTTCAATGCTTCAGTGATGAAGATGGGGCTTTACCGGGACTTTCGCAAAGATGATCCCGACCAGCCGGGCTTCATCCGTTTTGCCAGTGGCCTTGGTGATGACTTTTATCAGCAGGCAACCTCGGAAGTGCGCATTCAGGAAAAGGATCGCAACGGCTATCCGCGCTGGCGGTGGAAGCTGCCGGACGGACAGCGCAACGAGGTTCTGGATATGCTGAACCAGTCGCGGGCTGCAGCCATCCGGCTTGGCGTTCCTTACTGGAGCGATGATGAATGGGATGCCCGGGCAGAAGCGCTTTCAAAGAAAGAGCCGGAAGCGCAGGGCGATCTTGAGGATCTGATCGGCAGTCTTGCAACAGCGGTTAATGCGGTCAGCCAGGCGGGAAAACCAGAACCGGATAACAGACCATCAGATCGCGTGGCGGCTGCCATGCGACGGGCAGAACGTGCTCATCAGCGAAACCAGCAGGACTGAGAATGGCACCTTTGACAGACGAACGGCTGACGCTGGAAACCCGGCTCGGCGAGGCGAAGCTTGCGCTTCACAAACTTGAGACCGGCCAGAGCGCTGTAACGCTTTCCTATGATGGCGAGAGCATCACTTACAGCGGGGCGGATCGGGCATCACTCAGGGTTTATATCCGCAGCCTTGAAACACAGCTCGGACTTCGCGGGTCGGCACGTCCACGCGGGCGGGGAGCAATCTTCGGATGACAGTGGAAATTTACGGGCCGGACAGCCAGCCGCTTCCCTCCGGGTTGCGTCAGGCCGCCCGGATGCAGGCTGCACGCAATCGGCAAATGGCAGCAACAGTCTCAGGTGAGACGGTGACCCGGGCCGCCTATCAGGGTGCATCCTATGATCACCCAAGTTTTGCCGGATGGCGTGCGGGCAATTATTCCGGCCAGTCAGCGCTTTCGCAATCGCGTTCGACGCTGGTTGACCGGCTGAACGATGTCGCGCGCAATGACGGCTGGGGTGCGGCTGGCACTTCACGCCTTGTCGATAATATCATTGGGGCAGGCTGGAAGCTTGCAGCGCGACCGAACCATACATCGCTGAACCTCACCTTCGATCAGGTCGAAGAGGTGGCATCACAGATTGAGGGGCTATGGCGTGACTATACGCAGGACGTTGACATGTGGTGCGATGCCGAGCGCACAAAGAACATGGCCGGGATCCTCGGTCTTGCTGCCAGAACGCGGTTCGGGCCTGAGGGTGAAAGCTTTGGCGTGATCGTCTGGCAGGATGATGCGCCGCTGTTCCAGACGGCAGTGCACATGATTGATCCGGCCCGCTGTTCCAACCCTAAAGGTACGCTGGACACTGAATATCTGCGTGATGGTGTCGCCATTGATGGATATGGCGCGCCAGTCGGCTATCACTTCCGCAAAAGTCATCCCGGTGATGTCTATGCGGGCAATACGCAGTTCTGGTCATGGGAATATGTCAGCCGGGCTACCGAATGGGGCCGACCGATTGTCGTTCATGCCTTTGATCCGAAGCGTCCGGGCATGACACGCGGTGCGTCTGACTGGGCGCCGATCATGCGCTCGATCAAGCAGTCCACGGATTATGAGGATTTTGAAAGCCAGGCGGCGATGCTGAATGCGATCATGGCCGCGTTTATCGAAACGCCGTTTGATCCGGAAGAAATGATGAATGCGCTTGATGCCGATGGTGGCGAAGGCACGATCGGGAAGATCTATGGCGAGATCTCCGAGGCGCAGAAAGCCTATTACGGGGCTGCGCCGATCAATCTGCCCGGTGTCCGGGTCAACACGCTTCTTCCCGGCGAAAAGGCGGAACTGACCAAGCCGGAACATCCGAATGCGAATTTTGAGGTGTTTGTGAATGCAGCCCTTCGCAAGGTCGCCTCTGCCGTGGGGCTGACCTATGAACAGCTGACGATGGACTGGAGCCAGGTGAACTATTCGTCCGCGCGTGCAGCCCTTCTGGAAATCTGGCGGGGCTTTACGACGAAGAAAAGCAGCTTTGCGGCCCAGTTCATGGCCCCGATCTACCGGGCATGGCTGGAAGAAATCTTCGACAAGGGACTGATTAAACTACCGGAAGGGGCGGTGTCGTTCGAGGAAAACCCGGCTGCATGGTGTCATGCGGACTGGATCGGGCCGGGACGCGGTTGGATTGATCCGCTGAAAGAGGCGCAGGCTGCCGGTGAGCGTCTCGACCGGAGACTGACAACGCTACAGCAGGAATCAGCTGAACAGGGCCGGGACTGGAAGATGGACGCGGATCAACTGGCGCGTGAGGCGCGCTACTATGAGCGGCTTGGCCTGAAACATCCCTCAACGTTTGAAGGTTCGCGACCGGCTCGCAAAGGCGGACGACAAAACAGTGATGTGGATCCGGACACAGAGCCTGAGAACAATGTGAACGGGCATTCGGAGAAGTCAGCACGCGCATCGCGGCATCCACTTGGCATTCCGCAGACAGGAAGGCAGAAACGATGAACTATCCCGAAATCGCCAGCCGCATGTTCAACACGGCGCTGATGCTGCAGCCTGCCAAGGCTGACACGATTGCACGGTCTTTTGCCCCGCGTGTTCTCGGGCTTCCCGATGGTGACGGTTCTGAGATGGGGCTGATCGGTGAAAAGCTCCGCAGTGAGACCGACATGTGGGGCGAGAAGTCCTATCGCGGTGTTGACCGCCCGATGGATGGCATTGGCCTGATTGAGATTGAGGGCTCGCTGGTCAACAAGGGCCGGTGGATCGGCCAATCCTGCGGCATGACCTCCTATGAAGCCATCGGCATTCAGGCCGATGATTGCCGGGCTGATGACAGCATCAAGGGTGTTGTGATCGAAGTGGACAGTTTTGGCGGTGAAGTCACCGGTGCTTTCGACTGTGCGGAAAAGCTTTTTGAACTCTCGCAGGTCAAGCCAACGATTGCGGTTTTGACGGATCACGCCTGTTCTGCCGGTTATCTTCTGGCTTCTGCGGCCCGGCAGATTGTTCTGCCTTCGACCGGTCTTTGCGGATCGATCGGCGTTGTCTCTGTTCATGTCGATGTCAGTGGCTGGCTCAAGAAGGAAGGACTGAATGTCACGATCCTGAAAGCCGGGGAACACAAGGCCGATCTGAACCCGTATGAGGCCATCCCGCAGGATGTGCTGGCGCGTGAGCTGGCAGAGCTTGAAGAGCTGCGGGTGGAATTCGCCGAAACCGTCGCCCGGTTCCGTGCCGGGCGGCTTTCAAAAGACGCTGCACTGGCGACTGAAGCCGGTGTTTATCGCGGCGCAAAAGCGGTTGAGGCAGGTCTTGCCGATGCCGTTGTCCGTCCCTCGCAGGTGCTGGCCGCCTTCGGGGCTGAACTTGGCCGGGCGGCCTGATCTTCAAAACTTCAAAACAAGGAAAGCGACTATGTCGAATGTCACGCGCGGTCTGACCGCCAGCGTGCTCGCAGCCATGCGCGGCGGGCAGGCCAACACACATATGGAAGACGATCCGGAAAAGGACAATCCGGCAGAAGAGCTGGAAAACAAAACTACCGATCCGGACGCTGAAGGCGAAGAAACGGATCCTGATGCCGAAGGCGAGGGCGCACCGGGGGATGATCCAGAAGGCGAAGACAAACAGGACACTTCGGCCAACAGATCGGCCCGGGCGGCAGAACGATCGCGCATTCAGGCAATCCTGACGCATCCCAAGGCCGAGGCCAATGCGGACCTGGCATCGCATCTGGCGTTTAAGACCGCCTATTCGGCCAAAGAAGCGATGGCGATCCTTGATGCGTCTTCTCCGTCGGCTTCGACCGGTGGCAATCGTCTTGCCGGTCGTATGGCGGGCAAGACGCCGAAACTTGGCGCCGGTGGCGCGCCTTCCGCTCAATCCGAAAAGCAGTCTCTGCTGGCAGCCGTCGGCGGTGTCATCAATGCGCGGCATGGCCGCCCTACCAACGGAGAATAATCTCATGGCAACAGCACGTTTTGCCCCTAATGACCTGATTGTCAGTGACATTCAGGTCGTCACCCGCACAGTCACGATTGCCAGTGGGCAGACGCTCGATCGTGGTGCTGTGCTTGGCGAGATTGCCGCTGACGGCAAGCATACGCTGTCACTGGCGGCATCTGAGGACGGTTCGGAAACACCGGATTGCGTTCTGGCCTTTGATGTTGAGGCGACCGGCGCTGACGTTGAGGCACAGGCTTATTTTGGCGGTGCTTTTGATGCCGCAGAGCTGACCTTCGGCGCCGGGCATGATGCGGCAAGCGTTGAACAGGCCTTCCGTCGCAAGGGTGCGGCCCTGTTCGTGCGTCACCTCGATTAAGGCCGCTTCCGCCATTTTTCCAAAGATACACAGGATATCAATCTGATGAGTGAACTTCTTCTCAATACGGCGGAACTGGTCACGGTTCTGCCACCGCGCGACCGGGCAGAGGCGTTTTTGCGCAATCGCTATTTTGGCACGACGGTGCTTTCCGAACAGGAAGAAATCGTGTTTGACAAGATCCTGCCGGATCGTGAGCTTGCTCCGTTCGTGCATCCCGATGTGCCGGGCAAGGATGCCGCCAATCGCGGTTTCCAGGCCACCAGCCTGAAACCGGCTTATGTCAAACCGCAGAACACGCTGCGTCCATCGGGCAGCCTGATCCGAATGCCGGGTGAGCGTCCCGGCGGGGCCATGTCGCCGGAACAGCGCCATGCCTACAACATCGCGCAGATCATTGATGATCAGGACATGCGCATCACCCGGCGTGAAGAGCATATGTGCTCTGAAGTCATCCGCACCGGCAAGGTGATTGTCGAGGGTGAGGACTATCCCACGCAAACGGTGGACTTTCAGCGTGATGCGGCACTGACAATCGCGCTTTCCGGTGCAGCTCGCTGGGGTGAAAGCGGTGTCGATCCTTATGACGATGTCGAGGACTGGATTGAGCTTCTGGCGCTGACATCCGGCTTTACCGGTCGTGAGGTGGTGCTGGGGCCGGGGGCTTCATCGCTGCTCAAACGCTCTGAACGGTTCCAGAAAATCTTGGATAACCGCCGTCAGGCCGGTGGCGGCATGGAGTTCGGGCCAGTCTCAACCGGTGCGGAAGGCAAATACTCTGCTGTGCTTGGTCAGATCGGGGAGATCACGTTCATCCAGTATTCGCAAAGCTACACGAACAAGGGCATCAAAGGTAATTTCTGGCCGTCATATGGGGTTGGTGTCATCGATCCGCAGGGCTTTATGGGCCACTTCGGTTATGGCGCTATTCTGGATGATCAGGCTTTGCTGCCAATGGAGCGTTTTCCGGACATGTGGCGGGAGAAAAACCCCTCGCGCACGGTGCTGCAGACGCAGGCCGCGCCGTTGCCGATTGCGCCGGATCCCGATGCCAGCCTGTTTGCGCTGGTTCGCTGATGATCCCGGGCGGGCTTAAAGCCTGCCCGTCATTCTCCCTTAAAAAAGCAGAGTTAAAACAATGGCGAATACACGCAAGTTCAACACGACTGTGAAGCTCGGGTCCAAAACCTATGCACCGGGTGAAGACGTCCCGATCTCGAAAAACGGCCTGAGTGAAGCCGATGCTGACAACCTCGATCAGATTTTTGGCAAGTGGCGGGCAGCGGAAGGTGACGCAGTCGACAAACGCTTCACGGCCTTGACGGAAGAACGTGACACGCTGGCCGATCAGGTCACGGCACTGAAGGCAGAAGCAAAGCCGCTGGCCGATCTGAAAGCCGAACGCGACAATCTTGCTGAACAGGTGCGGGCTTTGACGTCTGAGCGCGATGAACTGACCAAAGAGCGCGATCAGGCGCTGGAGGATAATGCCACGCTGTCGGAGGCACTGAAAGCGCTTCAGGACGAAGAAAAGGGCGACGATGCCGCCACGAAAGACGGCAGCAAGGCATGAGGATCAACCGGCCCGCCGTCTTTGCCGGAATGGGACCGGCCTTTGCTGCCGCGCTCGGCAATGTCGATTGCCGGTTCACCATCGATGGTGTGCTGCAGCCTGAAACCTCTCGCGGGATTCTGCGGCAGAAACGTGAGCTTGAGTTTGCGGATGAATATGGACGGCAGGACGTTGAAGCGGTCACGCATGTTCTGTCAGTCCCGGCGACAGGCCTTGAAAAACTCGAAAGTGAGCGTGATCAGGTCGAGATTGATGACGCGTCTTTTGATATCCGCAATATCACCGATGATGGCCGGGCCATGCTGAAAATCTGGCTTCGCGGGGATATCTGATGGCTCACATGCGCACGAAAATCTTTGATGCTATCATCGCCCGTCTTGCGGCCATTCCCGAGTTTGCCGGTGATGGCAAGGTGAAACGTGCCCGCACAAGCGCTCTTCGCGAAAGCCAGCTTCCGGCGCTGACGGTCACATGGGCAGAGCATCAGGAAACGGCAGATATCCGCCCGTGTTCGGGGCCGAATGGCGAGGATGGTTACGACCGGCGTTTGCCGATCGATGTGATCGCCCATTTCCAGACCGAAGAGCCGGATATCGAGTTCGACCGGATTGCTGTTCTGGTCGAGGCCGCACTTGGGTCTGCCATCAAGCTTGACGGCCTGGTGATTGAGCTCACGCTTTCAGAAAGCCGAAGCTTTATCGATCGCTCCACCGGCATGGCGCTTGGCGTTGGCGCACTCACCTTCGTGGCGGATTATACGACCGTGGCAGCGGATTCGCGTGGCATTGCCTTGTGACAAAGGTCAATGTCAGCCTACCGCAGGCTGTATCTCCGGCGTTCTTTTAGAACCGCTTGATAGTTCGAGAGGAGTATTATTGCTCCGCCGAGGAAAACCCAAAGGTCAATGGCCTCGCCATAGGCGTAGAAACCAACAATTGCGGCCAACGGTACCCGAAGGAAATCAATGGGTATAACAACAGATGCATCGAGCCTTTTTAGTGCCTGAGCCTGACAGAAGTGAGCACTGAGCGCCCCAATGCCAGCGAGCAACATCCATGGCACGTCGGTCAAATGAACCGGATGCCAGTCTGTGAGGGCGACGATAAACCCTAGCGGCAGTTGGATCAGGATCATCCAGACGACGATCACGCCGGGGGAGCATTCGCGCGTCAACTCTTTCACGCAAATCAGAGCCAAAGCATAAAATGCTGCGGCCAGCAGGACGAGGCCTGCCGAGGGATCGATCATTCCGACACCGGGGCGTGCAATAACCAATACACCGATGAAACCGCCAAGAGTAGCCAGAATGCGTGGTCGGGTCAGCTTCTCTTTGAGAAACAACCATGCAAAGAAAGCAACCCAGATTGGCATTGTGAACTCGAGCGCGAAGACCGATGCCAGAGGCAGAAGGACGACGCCGATCGTCCAGAAATACTGACCTGTGAAGTGAACGACATTCCGGACGATATGGAGGCGGATCATCTTTGCCTGCTTTAGCTCGGGCAGGAACTTTCGCGCCAGAACTACAATGATACCTAGCCCAACCAGCGCCCGAAAAAACAAAACTTGTCTGATCGACAGTGATACCGCGAGTTCACGCGATCCAACGGACATCCCAATGAAAGCAACCATGCTAAGGACGACCCATATGAGACCGTGTGTAAATTCCACTCTGCTGGTGGATTGATCAGGTGAAATGTTGGCTGACATGATGTTTTCTGTTCTCGCTTGGAAGAGCGTCAATCGAGGTAAGCTGTTGTGGCTCACACCTTGCTGCGGATGAAAGGCGCCGTTTGCCCGTCATTCGCATGATTTTAGAATTGAATGAGCCGAAAAGATTTTTTGGCAGCGATTTGCCTGAACCTGGAAGTTCGCCCTATTCGTCTTCCAGGCTTGGCGGCTGACTGACAGCTTCGACTTTCAAACGGCACAACCGCCCATCACGTGTATACCAGTCGATGGAGTGCCCGGCTTTCAGTCCAATCAGTGCGGCGCCAATGGGTGTGAGAACAGAAATTCTGGCTTCTGCTATGTCAGCATTTCCAGGGTAAACCAGCGTCACCTGTCGATCGTCCCCAATGTCTGTCGTAAAATGAATGGACGATCCCATCCGCACGACATCACTGGCTATGCGCTTATCATCAACGATGCGGGCGCGTTCGAGCTCGGAGATAAGGAAATCGGCGAGGTCGGCATTCTGTTCGGCAAATCGTTCTGCAAGAAGGGACAGCCGCTTGTGATCGGTTTTCGCAAGAACAATTGCAGGCTTGCCCAATTTCTTTTTTTTGGAAGTCACAGTCCATCTCCTCGCTGAGGTTTTCAGCAAAATGAACGCCGCGAGAGCGGTCGTAGTCTCTGTTGTTTGGGATTGTATGTCGCTTGACAGGCGTCGTTTCCAACGCCTGATGGCAAACTGCCTATGCCCCACGACCGGGGCGCGACGCGACCAAGTCGGGGGCTATTTGCCTAGGATAAGGCGAACCCTTTGAGAGCGGAGATGGTGGCGCGTGTTGTTCATGAGCAAGTTGTGTGCCTGAACCAGGCCAGAGTCAAGCGGACTCGTTTACGAGTTCGTGTGTCGAAGTGTCCTATCCTGAGATTATGGTGTTTCTGTCTGCATTCACCATAATCTGGGCGAAGCGTCAGGAAACGGCGGATATCCGCCCGTGTTCGGGGCCGAATGGCGAGGATGGTTACGACCGGCGTCTGCCGATCGATGTCATCGCCCATTTCCAGACCGAAGAACCGGATATCGAGTTTGACCGGATTGCGGTTCTGGTCGAGGCAGCACTCGGTCAGGCCATCAAGCTTGACGGCCTGGTGATTGAGCTCACGCTTTCAGAAAGCCGAAGCTTTATCGATCGTTCCACCGGCGTTGCGCTTGGCGTTGGCGCACTCACCTATGTGGCGGATTAGACGACCGTGGCTGCGGACCCTGTGGTCGCTGTAAACTAAAGAACATCCATTAGAAAATCTGGCAAGTGGAAGGAAAGTCAAATGGCACTTGGCCGCGAACTGATCATTAAACGCAAGAATGACGCGACGGAAGAGTTCGATATCGTCTGTGTTGTCGAGCAGCGCTCACTCAACATCAACAATGAGGAAGTCGATACGACCAAGCCCGATTTCGAAAACCCCGGCGGGGTTCTCAAATACTCATCAATTGGCGGCGTTCAGTCGGTGCGCTGGTCTGGATCGGGGGCTTATGTTTCAAGTGCAACGCAGGCGCTGGTGCTGCAGGATATTCTGGGGCAGACCAAGAGCGAATATCAGGTGACAGTTCCGTCTGTGGGAACGTTTGAAGGCCCGATGACGATGCTTTCGGCAAACTTCCAGGGGGATAAATCCGGAGAACTGACCTGCGATCTGGCAGGTGTGTTTGACGGCAGCGTTGTGTTCGCGGCGGCAAACTGATGAACGGCCTTGCAAATCCCCTTCGTGGTGAGGCTGTCGTAACGCTGGGCAAGCAGTCGGTTACGCTGGCTGTGACCTTTGGCGGACTGATGCGTTTATCGCAGGCCATTGGCGCAAAGACGATGGATGAGATCTATCAGCGGCTATTGGGTTTTGAGCCCTTCGCCGTTTCCTGCGCTATCCGTTGTCTTGCTGTGGCTGAAAGCGATGAACAGCGTTCGGACCTTTCCGCTCGTATCCTTTCAGAACAGAATATCTCGGCGGCTGATCAGAAAAGCTGGCGGGATGGCGTCGAGCAGGCACTGACCGCCCATATCGAAAAGGGGCAGGCGGTTCGCGAAAGCGTCTCTGTCTCAGAAGAGGTGGAGGCGGCTGTTACCGGAAAAAAGCATCAGACAGCGTCCTGATTGCAGACCATATCAGGACGCTGTTTCAGATCGCGGTGACAGCAGAGCGGCTTCAATGGTCGCCATCCACCTTCTGGATGGCAACGGCCTTAGAGCTTTCCATGGCGATTGATGCCATCACCGGTCAAACGAAGTCTGCTTCGCCGGTCAGCCGTGATCGGATCCGAGTTATCATGGCCGAACACGGTTCGCAGAAATCCATTCGCAACAAGGCAGAACACCGATGAGCAGGCCGGATATTCCTGTCAGAATTGGCGCTGACGACCGTGAGTTCAGAAGTGCCATGACCCGTATTCGTCTTCAGGCGCGAACGGCGGCCAATGATACGGCCAGTTCGTTCCTGTCGATCAAGAACAAGATCGGCGGTGTTGATGGTATCTTTGGCATGCTGGCCGGTGGCCCGGGCGGTCTTGCTGCTTCGCTGGGGCTTGGCTCATTTGTCGCTGCCACACAGCAGGCGGTCGACTCTGTTGCCAACCTTGGCAAAGCCGCCAAAACGGCAGGCATAGAGTTTGAGGCGTTTCAGGAGCTGCGCTATGCGGCCGTGAAAAACAAGGTTGAAGTTGATGCCCTGACCGACGGCCTGAAAGAGATGCAGCTTCGCGCTGATGAGTTCATCAAAACCGGTGGTGGCCCAGCGGCGGAATCGTTTCAGCGTCTCGGCCTGTCTGCCCGTCAGCTGACGCGGATGCTGGAAGATCCTGCATCCATGTTTGAAACGCTGATTGGCAAGATCAGACAGCTTGATCGCGCGGCACAGATCCGTGTTCTGGATGAGATGTTCGGCGGGACAGCGGCTGAACAGTTTACCTCACTTATGGATGAAGCCGGTCAGAGCATTGCCGATGCCCGTCAGGAAGCCCGCGACATGGGCGCGGTGATGGATGATGAGCTGTTGCGCAAGGCCGAAGATGTCAACGCCGAATGGGAAGCCATGGCGCTGGTGATCGGAACCCGCGTCAAAGGCAGCCTGGTGGAAATCGCTGATCTGGTTTCCGGGCTGATTACCAGCCTTGGTCAGTTTACCAGCCAGCTTGATGAAGCATTGCAGAAGGCTGGCAATGCCGGGATCTGGACTCAGATCGGAAATGGTCTCGGCATTGATATGTCCCAGAACATGATCTGGGACGACGAACAGGGGTGGATCGCGTCTGGTTCGGGCAGTAGCGCGGGTCAAGGGGCGTCGAAAGGCGGACGTGTTATTCCCGGAGCCTCGGAGCAGGATAAGGAAGACAGCTATAACGCCTTGCGCGACAAGCTTGATGCCGCGCGTGAGGTGACCGAGGAGATTGACCGACAGAACGCGCTGACAGCTGAACAGGTCGCGCTGGAGCGGGAAGTGGCGAAGCTTCGCAATCAATATGAAAAAAGCGGTGCCTACTACAATGAAGATCTGTTGGTACAAAAAGCTCAGGAAACGGTTGACGCCCGTAACCGCCGCCGAGAAGCAATGAAAGCCAGTCGCAGTGGCGGCGGCGGTGGTGCCGCATCGGTCGACCGGGAACGCGAAGCCGTTGAAAAGCTCATTCAGGCGCTGCAGGACGAACTGCAGATGAGCGAAATGACAGCTGAGGAAAAGAAGGTCTTCGAAAACCTGCGCCGTGCCGGTGCTGCTGCAACGGATGAGGAGCGGGCTTCAATTGAAGAGCTGACACGTGCGATTGAAGATCAAAAGGAAAAGCAGGAACAGGCCGCTGATACGGCTGATTTTTTCCGTGATACTGCCAGTGACAGTTTCATGGCGCTTATCCCGGCGATTGAGACGGGCAATGCAGCCCTCGACACACTGATCAACAAACTGATTGAGGCGGCTGCGCAGGCTGCATTATTCGGCCAGGGGCCGCTTGCCGGAATTTTCGGCGGCGGCGCCGGGCTTTTGGGCGGGTTTCTTGGTGGCGGCGGATCCGGAATGACCAGAGGTGGTCTGCCGGTTTACGGAGGCTCTATCCTCTCCGTTCTGGGCTTTCCCGCACATGAAAAGGGAACCAGCTTTGCGCAGGGCGGGGTCTCTCTTGTCGGGGAGCGCGGGCCGGAGCTGGTTAACCTTCCCCGTGGTTCTGAAGTTATCCCGAACCATCGTATTGGCTCGATGATGACCAGAACCAGCGGTGCCAGCACCATCAATACTGTGAGCATTGGCGATATCAATGTTTCTGTTCCCGAAGGCACGGATCCGAAAGATGCAGCGGCGATGGGTCGCGAGTTCAGGAAACAGATTGATGCCGCCATTGATGCGCGGCTTCAGGACAACAGCCGCGCACGCGGTATGCTGGCCGGAGGGCCGTTCTGATGGCGGACAAGTTTGAACCACCAGTCTGCCCGGTGATTTCGAGCAGAAAGAATGTCGCGTTCAAAACGCTCGAAACAGAATTTGGTGATGGATATACGCAAAGGGCTGGCGCCGGTCTGAACTCGGAAAGTGTCACATTCGACGCGACATGGACCGGGTTGACGATCACTGAAGCTGATCAGGTTGAAGCCTTCTTTCGGAAACAGCGTGGTTATTTGCCGTTTGAATGGACGCTGCCAAGAGAAAGCAAGTCATGGCTCTATCGCTGCAAGTCGTGGTCGCGCAACGGTGTTGGCGGTCGCCACGACACCATCACGGCAACGATTGAACGGGTTTATGACTTATGACCCTGATATCCGAAAACGCACAGTCACTGGCTGCCGATGATATCGTCCATCTTTACGAGCTGGATGCCTCGGTGATCGGCGGCGGGATCTATCGGTTTACATCATCGGCGTTTGAAGACGCGCCGGTGTCGTTCGGTGGCAATGTTTTTGAACCGACGCCGATTGAAACCGATGGCTGGGAAATGTCGTCGCAGGGCACCATGCCAAGGCCAAAACTTAAGGTCGCGAATGTGTCCGGCGTCTTGTCAGCCGTCGTCAATGAATTCGGCGATCTGGTCGGCGCGACGTTTCGGCGGATCCGGACGTTTCGCCGGTTTCTCGATGGCATGGACGATACCGATCAGGACGCACACTTTCCCGTCGATGTTTACCGGATTGAGCAAAAGACCAATCAGAACCGGGTCTATATCGAGTGGACACTGGCAGCGGCCATGGATCAGCAGGGGCGAAAGCTGCCCGGTCGGCAGGTGATACAAAGCGCCTGCATGCATACCTATCGCCGCTATGATCCGGAAACCGGTTCGTTCGATTATTCGAAGGCGACATGTCCCTATGCCGGATCGGCCTGTTTCGATGCGAAAGGCAATGCGGTTGCCGCGTCAGAAGATCGCTGCAGCAAGCTTTTGCAGTCCGGCTGCGTGAAGCGTTTCGGCCATGGCGATCTGCCGACACGGGCCTTTCCCGGTGTCGGGCGGGCCAACACTTAAGAAAGCTCAAAATCATGTTTGATGATGATGTTGCACGGGATGCCCGTGCGCATGCGCTCGACGTCTGGCCGCAGGAAGCCTGCGGGGTGGTCTCCGATGATCGCTATATCCGTGCGCCAAACATTGCTGAGGATCCGGAGAATGCCTTTGAAATGCCCGCCGATGCCTGGTTGAACTATCAGCCGGAAGCCGTCATTCACAGCCACAATGCAAAAATCCATCCGCACTGGCCGTCGAAGGGTGACATGGAAACCCAGATCGCGACCGGCTTACCATTTGGAATTATCAGCTGCGACGGTGAAGTGACCACGCCGGTTTTATGGTGGGGCGATCATTGTCTTGATACGCCGCTTCTGGGCCGGTCTTTCGTGCCGGGTGTCTTCGATTGCTACGGGCTTGTGCGCAGCTGGTACTGGCAGGACCGAGGAATCCGGCTACCGGATTTTGCCCGCTCGAAAAACTGGTGGGAAGAGGGCGATCATCTGCTGACCGATCATTTTGAGGAGGCGGGCTTTAAAGCAATTGACGCTGATGAAGCCCGCCCCGGCGATGTGTTCTTCATGCGCCTGGTCTCGAAGGTGCCGTGTCATTCCGGCATTCTTCTCGATGACAGTCTTTGCCTGCATCACCTCGACGGGCGGCTTTCACGGCGTGAGCCGGTCGGGCCGTGGCTGAAACGGATCACGCATTGGGTGCGGTATCGGGATTAGGCGGCCTCAATCTCCGGTATGGCGTCCAGCTCAGCTTTCAGTGCGGCTGCTTGTGTCTTCAGATCGTAGCTTGCCTGCATGTTCAGCCAGAATTCCGGTGTTGTGCGTAAGAACTTTGCCAGCCGAAGTGCCGTATCAGTCGTCATTGCTGTCTGTTCCGTTGCAATGCGTTCGATGCGCGTGCGCGGAACATGCAGCTGCTTTGCCAGCGCTCCGGCGCTCATGCCAAGCGGGATCAGATATTCTTCGCGGAGAATTTCACTTGGGTGAACCGGGGGGAGGGCTGTGGGCATCATTCGATCCATTATGCAGAATGACGGTGTTCGAGAAGGTATCGCACAGCCAGCCCGACATGGCGCGGTATCGGCCTGTCTTTGGCATAGTAAGCCACCTGACGCCGTGAGAGTTCAAGCGCCCGCGCCATACCATCCAGCGTCTGATCGAGTTCGCTCATTGCGTTGCGGAAATCGTCATTCGTGAATTCAGCCGGGGGCAGGGCTTCAAGCCACATGGCGGAAAAGTCCAGATCATCGTT